GCCNCCCCGCCGATCACCCCCACTATGCCACGCTAAGCCGTGCCACAGCCCCAAACGGGGCTGAGGTGGGTCCGGAGGTGGTGGAGCGGATGATTGCGCTTGTGAGGCGTATGGGCGGCAATAGTTCAATTGGACAGCCGTTTTACGAATTTGAGGCCATAACGCACGCTGCCGCGCATTACGACGAAGCCCGCGCCATCGTCGCCCTGCTGCCCGAGCCGGTTGATGTGGATGGTGTGGAAGCTGCAAAGATCGCCAAAGGGATGATCTATGGCAACGACGACAGCGTGTCGCATGATCGCATTGTCCGTCTGCTCAAAGACGCCATCAAACGCGGGCGCGCTCTCGAAAAGGAGGCGGGGCGGTGAGCCAGCGAACCGAAAGCGGCGGCTGTTGTGGCTGCATTACCTTCATCTTGGCGATCGTCGGCCTGCTGTACCTTGTCGGGTGCCTGCCGCGATGACCCTGCTCACCACCGCTGAGGACGATGATATGGAATTCATTTCGAGCCCAAGACCGCAAGCAATCATACGGCTGACAGCGCAAGAACCAGCTGGCTCCTTCCAGCTTATGGGAACGGGCGGCCGATGTCTTTTGAAAATTGGCATGGACGGCACGGTTTCAGGGGAGATTGAGGACGCATCGGAGGCCGCTGCGGTGTTTGTGAATGCGATCCGCGGCCAAATCGCAGACATGCTAGCGCACAGCCGAAAGGTGGCGGAATGAACGGGCTCGCGATCAAGATCGAGTGGTTCCCGATCGCCGGTATCCCCGAAGACCGCAAAGACGGGCGGGATGTGCTATTGTGGGCCGGGCGCGTCATCCTGGGTTCATGGTGCGATGGCTGGCGTGATGCTGTCGGGCGCGAGGTGCATGGGGTGACCCAGTGGGCCGATGCGGAAGGGCCGGTCCTGTGACGGGCATCTCCGATCACGCCGTGTTACGCTTCATCGAGCGCGTCTACGGGGTGGATATCGAGAAGGTCCGTGCCGAGATGAACACGCCGGCATTGGCAAGCGCGGTGGAGTTCGGGGCTAGGTGTCTTATCGGCAGGCACGGCGAGCGGCTGGTGATCCGGGACGGCATTGTTGTGACGGTCATCGCCAAGGGGCGATATGTAGGGAAGACGATCAGGACATGACGCGCCCATCACCACCTGACAGCATTTCGGATATCGAAGAACGGTTCGAGCCAGCGGAGGATCTGCGCGAGTGGATCATCGACACGTTCATCGCCGAAGACGGGCGCCTGACGAATGAGGATCACCGCCATCTACTGGACGCGGAGATCGGCGTTCTATGGACCAACGTCGACAACAGCCGGAACATGCGCAGCGTCATTGGCCAGGCTGAGCTTATGCCGCCTATGGCAATGGGTAAGTGGCAGAAGGCCCGAGCGACGCAGCAGATCGAAGAGTGGTTCGGCGCGGTCCCTGACTTCCTTCTGACGTTCTACGCTCCGGCGGCAAGCATGATGGATGATGCCAGCTTCTGCGCTCTGGTCGAGCATGAGTTGTACCACTGTGGACAGAAGCGCGACGTCCACGGCATGCCGAAGTTCGGACAGGATGGGCGACCGCAGTTCGCCATCCGCGGGCACGACGTAGAAGAGTTCGTCGGGGTCGTCGCGCGGTATGGTGCAGCGGCTGCCGGCGTCGAAGACATGGTGGAAGCCGCGAACGCCCGCCCCACCTTGATGCGAGCAACTATCTCTGGAACGTGCGGCACCTGCCTGCGCGCCGTGGCTTGACGGAAGATTGACCGATGGCAGCTAAGCAACCCAGCATCCCCGAAGAGGTAAAGCGCTTCATCGTCAACGGGTTGGCGATGTTCGACACCCCCAGCCAAGTCTCTGCGGCCGTCAAGGAGGAGTTTGGCGTCGACGTCTCCCGGCAGGCAGTAGAGGGCCACGACCCGACCAAGCATGCCGGCAAGAGTCTTGCGCCCAAATGGCGAGAGATGTTTGAGGCGGCGCGAGCTGGGTTCATCACCGACGCGACACAGGTCCCCATCGCGCACCGCTCAACACGGCTGCGGGCGCTCTACCGCATGGCGCAGGGGGCGGAGCGCAAGGGGAACTTCGTCTTGGCGGCGCAGCTACATAAGCAGGCGGCGGAAGAAATGGGGAACGCCTACACCAACCGTCGCGAGCTGACGGGTAAGGACGGCAAGGATCTGCCGACCGCCGCGCCCGCGGTCGCCGTGTTCGCGCTGCCTGACAATGGCAGAAGCTGATCCGCGGATCGTCGCTGGCCAGACGATCATTCCGCAGGCCGGACCGCAGACCACCTTCCTTTCATCGCCGGCCGATATTGCGATCTATGGCGGTGCGGCTGGCGGCGGCAAGACGTGGGCGCTGCTCATGGAGCCGTTGCGCCACGTGCATAACCCTGGCTTCGGGGCGGTCACCTTCCGTCGATCGACGGTGCAGATCCGTAACGAGGGCGGTTTATGGGATGAGAGCGCGGTCCTCTATCCGCAGATGGGCGCCGACCCGAAAGAGCATGTGCTGTCGTGGTCCTTCCCCTCCGGGGCGTCGTGCAGCTTCGCCCACCTCGAACACGACAAGACGCGCTTCAACTGGCAGGGTTCACAGATACCTCTCATCAACTTCGACGAGCTGACGCATTTCACCCCGACGCAGTTTTGGTACATGGTCAGCCGCAATCGTTCGATGTGCGGCGTCCGGCCCTATATACGCGCCACCTGCAACCCTGACGCAGATAGCTGGGTCGCCGACCTCATCAGTTGGTGGATCGATCAGGACACTGGGCAGGCAATACCCGAGCGCGCTGGGAAGCTGCGCTGGTTCGTCCGCGTTGGCGAAGACCTGCGCTGGGCTGATGCTCCTGCCGAGCTTGAGCAGTACACCATGCTCAACGAGAACGGCGAGCAGGTGCCGATCCCGGCCAAGTCGCTTACATTCATCCCCGCCAAGCTGACGGATAACAAAGCGCTGATGGCCGCCGACCCCGGCTACATGGCGTCGCTGTTGGCCCTGCCGATGGTAGAGCGCGAGCGCCTGCTTGGCGGCAACTGGAAGATCAGGCCAGCGGCAGGCCTGTACTTTCAACGGTCATGGTGCCGTGTGGTCGATGCCGTGCCGGCCGGGACCGTATGGGGCCGCGGATGGGACTTGGCAGCTACGACGCCCAGCCCCGAAAACCCCGACCCCGATTATCTGGCTGGGGTGCTTATTGGGCGAACGCCAGATGACCGGTACATTGTGACCGATAGCCGAACCGATCGCACCAGCCCGGCCGGTATGGAGAGGTTCATTCTCAACACGGCGAGCTATGACGGATACCAGGTTGAGATATCCCTCCCTCAAGATCCGGGGTCAGCTGGCAAGACACAGGTGGCGACGCTCGCCAAGATGCTAAGTGGGTATATCGTCAGGTCATCAACTGAGACAGGCGACAAGGTCACTCGCTTCGGCCCCTTCTCTGCGCAGGCTGAGGCAGGGAATGTCGACGTGTTGCGTGGACCATGGAACGAGGGGTGGTTCGCTAACTTGGAGGGCTTCCCCGTCGCCAAGCACGACGACGAAGCGGACGCCACCTCGCGGGCATTCGAGATCGTTTCGCTGGCCCAATCGGGCGGCTGGTTCATGACCCGCTGACGGCAAAAGTTATGTCCGAGAATCGTGTTTATCGGACATAGCCCGCCAAAAGCCACCGTAACCACACGCAACATTGTTGCTCATTTGCGCAATATCACGTAACTATGCGCAATGGGTACAAGCGGCTCGTTCATCGGCAACACGACCTCGCTGATCCGCGAGCGGTTGGCCCGCGCCTTCCCGTCCGCATTTGGCTTCAGCCTGAAGCACGACTTCGGCAAGGACTACGGCTGGCCTGATCAGCTGACGTTCGAACACTTCTACCGCATGTATAGTCGGTCGGGCTTGGCAGCCGCTGGCGTCGACAAGACGATCGCCAAGACGTGGCAGACCATGCCGACGCTGTGGGAGAGTGAGAAGCCCGCGGAGAGCACGGCCGAGGGTGACATCCGCAAGCACTTCACCCGCAAGAAGATCTGGCGCGCGCTGATGGATTGCGACCGGCGCTCTATGGTGGGCTGCTATGCCGGGGCGATCATCCTTGTTCGGGATGGCAAGAAGCTGGAAGAGCCGGTCGAGCGGGTTTCCAAGGGCATTGAGAACTTCGTCGGCATCATACCGGCATGGGAAGGCCAGCTTAGCGTCGTCGAGTGGGATACGTCGCCCACCAGCGACACCTACGGCGATCCGCTGTTCTATCAGTTCGATGAGCAGGCGGTCGGCGAGCCGAGCACGGTCGGTAAGAGCCAAGTTCGTATCCACCGCGATCGGGTGCTGATCTGGTCGGACGATGGCACGGTCAACGGCTCTTCAGCGCTGGAGCCGGGGTTCAACGACCTGACCGACGCGGCCAAGATCAAGGGCGCTGGCGGCGAGGGATTCTGGAAGTCTGCCCGCGGCGCCCCCATCATCGAAGCGCCGAAGGGCGTGTCGCCGCAGGACGTGCAGCGAGGCATGAACGCCGCCACGCCGGCCGACGTGATCGATAAGCTCAACGCCACAGTCGACGATTTCCAGTCCGGCTTCGACAAGGCTCTGATGCTCGGCAGCTTCAGCGTGTCGCCGCTGACGATCACCCTGCCCCAGCCGAAGGAGTTCTGGGAGCTGGCGGCGCAGGGATTTGCCGCGTCGATCAGCATCCCCGTAAAGGTCCTAATCGGCAACGTCACCGGGGAGCGCGCCAGCACCGAGGACGCGAACGAGTGGGCGCAGACGAACATGTCCCGCCGCGAGAACCGCGTGCTGCCGATCCTCTACGACCTGATCGACAGGCTGGTGATCTGGGGCATCCTCGACGCCAAGGACTGGACGATCGGCTGGCAGGATCTGACCGAGGCGTCTCCCGATGCGAAGCTAGATCGAGCCGCCAAGATGTCGACCATCAACCAACAGGCCGGCAGCGAGCCCGTGTTCCTGCCTGACGAGATCCGCGACGAGGCCGGGTTCAAGGCGGCGGATGAGGTTGAGGGGTTCGACGAGTTTCTGGCCGAACGCGCGGACCGCGCGCGGCAGATGGCCGAAGATGCGGCGACGCAGACAATTCCCGGAGATCAGCAACCATGAACGTAACGAAGGCCATTGAAGCGCTGAAAAAGGCCATCGCGCTTCACAAAAAGCACATGAACGGCACAGCTCCGACAACTGGGGCAGCCGGCGAGAAAAGTCAGATGCTAATGATGACACAGATGGAGGAAGCGCTGTCCTTCCTTGAAAAAGAGCCGGAAAAGAAAATGCCTGCGATGAATCGTTCCGACGGAAAGCAAGTCCGCGTCAACGTCAGCACGTTGGTCAACGCCAGCAAGATCCGCCGCGAGAAGCGTCATGGCCGTGACGTGGTGATCGTGCCCAGCGCCACGCTGCCCGACAACGTGGTGATGAACGGTATCCGCTACCCCGCCCCGGTGATCGCTGAGAGCTACCACACGCTGGAGGGCACTCTCGCGCCGCTTGGCCACCCAACCGTTAATGGCAAGTACGTGTCAGCCAAGAGCGCGGAGGGGCTGGCGCGCTCCTACATCGGTGCGCACAACGAGAACGTGCGCCGCGAGAACGGCAAGGTGCTGCTCGACAAGGTGATCGATGTCGCATTCGCCAACCAGTCCGAGGGCGGCAAGCGCGTCCTGGAAGCAGTCGACAAGGGTGAGCCGATCCATAGCAGCACGGGGCTGCTCGCCACGCTGACGCCTGTCGAGAACGCCACGGACGGAGCCAAGTTCGAAGCGGACACGATGCTGTTCGACCACGACTGCTGGTTGCTGGACGAGCCCGGTGCGGCCACCCCAGACCAGGGCGTCGGTATCTTCGTGAACGCGGCGGGCGACGAGATCGAGGTCATCAACTCGACCTTCGACGACGATATCGAGCGCGAGATCACCTGGGCCGCTGAAAGCATCGTGCGTGCTGTTGAAAGAAAAGAACAACAACCATTGATCGAACAGATCAAAAGTTATATGCTTCGCCTTGTGAAGGGGGACCCGAACCCCGCTGAAACCGAGAGCCCGCCTCTCACCGCGAATGGGGACACCATGGATAAGGCGCAATTCGACGAGCTATCGGGGAAGGTCGAGGCCATGGCCGGCACCCTTTCCGGTTTGGACGCGACCATCGCCACGGCGGTCGGCAATGCCCTGAAGCCCATGATCGACGCGCAGGCTGCGCGCGACGCAGCCGATAAGGCGAAGGCCGACGAAGAGCATGCTGCTCTGGTTAACAAGGTCGTCGAAGGCGGGCTGCTGACCGAGGAGCTGGCCAAGGCATCGCCCGCACCGGTGCTGAACGCGCTGCTGTCGAGCACGCCGAAGACCGCCTTCCGCATCAACGGCGCGTTCAAGCCCGCCGGCGAAAAGCCCGGCTTCACCGCGCCGAAGGGAGAGTAACCAGTCATGGCACGCTTCAACAAGATCTTCGCCGGTCCCGCGCAGAACAATCTACCGCAGGTTCAGGAGCGCATCTGCCCGACTGCGGTTCTCCCCGGCACGGCTCTGATCGAGAATGGCACGGCGTTCGCGCAGGCTGGCGCATCGGCCCCGACGAAAGTCTACATCGCGCAGGACAACTATCTGGCGCTGAAGGACACCGACACCGCGTGGCCCGCTGGCGATCGTGTCATCGGCATGGAGCCGCTCGACGAGCTGTTCTTCAACGTCCGCGTACCAACCGGCACAAACGTCGCTCGTGGCGCCAACCTGACGACCACTGCCGCGGGCAAGTTCGCCGTCGCTACGACCGGTCAGCGCGTCATCATGATCGCCGAAGAGGCTTTCAACAACACCACCGGGGCAGACCAGTTGGTCCGCGCGCGCAAGGCGCAGCCCGGCATGGTCGTGGCATAAGGGGGAGGGAGCGAAATGCGTTACTTCGATCAGCAGCTTATCGCCAACCACCCTCGCGAGCACGGCGTGTGGTGGGATGAAGTCACTATCGAGCGTGAGTTCTTCCACCAGACGGAAGATCATCTCGCATCGGTCGGCAACGCCGCCTCAGTCTTGCCGCGCGATGCGTGGCTCGACATGGACAACATCACCCGCCGCGTGATGCGAGCTGATGAGGGCTCGACCTGGATGGCCGACCTGATGCCGCTCGCCAAGCCGGTGAACATCGGAAAGCTCGTCCACCTGAACCGCGTGTCGTCCGATGCCGGCACGGTGATCCGTAGCATGTCCGGTCAGGTGCCGGTTCCGCTCGACAAGGTAGTCTATGACTACCGCGGCACCGTCGTGCCGATGTTCCACACTGGCTATGGTCGGGAATGGCGCGAATGGAACAGCCAGCAGTCCGAGAACTTCGACGCGCTCGCCGACGATCAGGAAGCGCACACCGCGAAGATCAAGCGCGACCAAGCGCTTTACGTCCTGAACGGCGACACGACGATCGTTTTTCAGGGCTACACCGGCTGGGGCATCCGCAACCACCCCCTGTCGAAGTCGATCAACATCGGCGCAGGCGGTGCGAACATCAACCTGACGACGGCGACCCCGGACGCGCTCGACGCGTTCTTCACCGGCCCCTTCGGCGCGATGCTCGACGCGAACTATATCGCCGGCAAGGTGAACATCTACATCTCGCCCGACATCGCGCGGGCATGGGACAAGGTCTATTCGGGCAGCGCCGGCTTCAAGAACGGTTCGATCATGGAGTTCCTGCGCACCAACCGCCGGATCAACAAAATCGAGGTGTCGTTCGAGCTGACCGGCAACGAGTTCTTCGGCTTCGTCCCGAACGCCGAATACATCCGCCCGCTGGTTGGCATGGCCGTGAACACGATCGCCATCCCGCGCACACACCCCCGGTCGAACTATCAGTTCGAGTTGGCCGGCGCGCTCGGTCTGGAAATCCGCACCGATTATAACGGTCGTGGCGGTGTGTTCTACAGCGTCAGCGTCTGACGCCTGACCATCACGGAACTTGGGGAGGGCGGGCCGTCGAAACGCCCGCCCTTTCTATTTCAGGAGAGACGACATGAAGATCCGCATTATCAGCGCAGGCATCTACGGCCTCGAAGCTTCGGCAGAGAACCCGCACGGCGAATATCCGATCGGCCACGAGATCGACCTCGGCAAACACGACGCCCCGGCGGGGTGGTCGGGCCGCTATGAGATCATCAGCGGCAAGCCGCCCGAGCACTCGGAGTTCGTCACCGGCACCGCTGCCGAGCGTGGCACCGAAAGCAAGGACCAGTCGGACCAGCCCCGCCGTCCGCGTCCGGCGAGCAACTGATATGCGGGCGATCGTCACCTTCGTAGCGCTGGTATCGGCGCTCGTCGCCTCGCCGGTCGCCGCGCAGGTGACGGCGCCGACGTATCAGTCTGCCACCGGCAACACGCTCAACGCCCAAGGCGTCATGGTCCTCAACAGCGACGGCACCAATGGCAGCCTGCCCCAGCGCGCGACGTCGACCACGACGAACGGCAGCGTGGCGACTGCCAACACGTTCCAGAGCGCGCTTGCTGCGAACGCCACCCGCAAGGGTTGCGCGATCTACAACAACAGCGCCAATGCGGAACTGATCTTCCTTGGCGCGCCAGGTAGTGCGACCGCGGCGAACGCGATCCCCCTGCCCGCTGGCGGCGCGTTCAACTGCGGGTCCTTCCAAGGCATCGTCCTGACGGATCAGATCAGCATCACGTCGGCAACGGTCGCGTCGACCTTCGTGGTGGTGTCGCAATGATCGCCCTGGCGCTAGTCCTTCAGGTCGTCACTGCACCCGCCGGGCAGGTGGACACCTCCACCCTCGCGACTAAGGCTGAGGTGCAGGCGATTCAGGCCTCACAGCCACAGCCGGCCGCCTCCACGCCGCCTAGCGAGATGGTGGGCGGGCAGACCGGCTCTCAGACACGCTATGCGCGTGAGGACCACACGCATCCGCGCATCACCCGCGCAGCGGTGGTGACGACGGATAGCGCCGGTGCCTGGACGGTGACATGGTCGACACCGGTGACGACACCGCCGGTGGTCCTGCCCGTGCCGGTCAACACCTCAACGCAGCCCATCGTATGCAACGTTGCCACCCGCACCACAACGGCCGCGAC